GATATTACACAGACCCTAATGGTACAACTCAAATTAGAAGTTTATATGTAAACGATTGGATTTATCATAGAAACGGAAATGGTAGATTATATTTAGGTGGTAATACTCACTTAGATGCATTGAATGGTTTATCTATTTATTTCAACTATTATACAAATACTCCAATTAGATATTTTGGACATAACTATTATTATGGTTACGACCATTATGATGTTTATAATGGATTTGCAAACGCATCTTATAGAGCACCTATTTTCTATGACCAAAATGATACCGGATATTACGGAGATTATAACGGAGTAGATAATCAGGGTATAAGAATGAGAGGTGGTATATTCCACGGACCTAACTGGAGTTGGGGCGCATATATGAGAGTTGGTACGAATGGTAGAATTGACGGATATGGTTCGGCAGTTATAACTAATGGTAACTTACACTTAGATTGCCAAAACGGATATGAAACTTATATTAACCACTATTCAGGTCAAAGAACTTATCTATATGAAATAAGAACAAACTTTATCTACGATAGAGATAGTACTGGATATTATATGGATATAAATGGTGCAAACCAATTTAACTCTGTATATTCAGATGGATGGTTCAGACCGCAAGGTGGAACTGGTTTATATTTCCAATCGTATGGTAGAGGTATTTGGGCTCCTGATAACTCTGGTTCATCATATGGTAACGTAGCAACTTATGGTGGTGGTAGAAACGGATGGTACGGATACGCTGTAGATAGTACACACTGTTTGATGACTACAACGGGTGATAACTTTGGATTGCACGATAACCGTTATGGATGGGTTTGGTTATGGGATGGTGGTAGATTTAACGTTTATAGAGGAAGTACATATATTAGTAACTATATGACTACTCCAATATATTTGGATTATAATGATGGAAATTATTATTGTGACCCTAATGGTAACCAAAACTTTAGTTATATAACTGATAATAATGGTGGATATTCAAGAGATGGTGGACAATTTTACTTTACATCTAATAGAGGATACTATAACCACTATACAAACTCACCGCCATTACAAGCATATTCGGATTATAACTACGCTGCATTCATGTCATTCCATAGAAGTGGACACTACGCTATTAATGAGGGATTGGATGCGGATAACTTATGGAGAATGGGTGGTTGGTCTGCACAGGCTTGGTTTGTTCAGATTGATATGGGAGGTTACGCTTATTTCCGTGGATATGTATATTACTACTATTCTGATGAAAGATTAAAAAATATATTAGGAAGAATTCCTGATGCATTGGACAAAATTTCTCAATTAGATGGTTTCTATTATAGAAGTAATGAATTGGCACTTACCGCTGGAGGATATGATGATTCTTATAAACTTCAAGTAGGTTTATCAGCTCAGCAAGTTCAAAGGGTAATGCCTGAAATTGTTTCACTTGCTCCATTTGATACTTACTTCCCTGACCCGGATGACCACTCAATTGTAACTTCAAAATCAGGTGAAAACTATTTGACAGTTGCATATGATAAAATGGTCCCTCTATTAGTAGAAGGTATTAAAGAGTTAAAAGATGAGATAGCAACTCTTAAAAATAGAGTTACTCAACTTGAGACTGAAGTTACTGAATTAAAATCATAGTTATTGAAAATAAAAAACAAACATATTTATACAATATAAAACATAAATAAATTATTATGGGATACATATTTGATTGGAAATTAACAGGTTTAAGAAAGCAACATAGCGCTAATATAGAAGATGCGGTTGTTGGAACTCAATGGAAATTAACAGCAACAGATGAAGATGGCTTCTCTGGAGAATTTAGTGGAGCAACTCCATTTGATTTAAGAAAAATCAATACCGGAAGTTTTGTACAATATGCAGAACTTAGTGAGGAAATGGTATTAGGTTGGGTTAAAAATGTAGTAAGTGGTTCTACACCTCAAAACTATATGCCACACATAATGCAACAAATTCAGAAGGAAATTGATAAGAAAAAATGGTCTAGAATTGATGTTCAAACTAACGATTTACCTTGGTCACCAACTTCTGGAAGTGGTGTTACTCCTGATGGTACTGCGTTACCAACATATTCACCGCCGGTAGATTAATATAATTAATATAAAATTTTGAAATGTCCAAAGTGCAGATTTATAAACAAATTTGTGTTTTGGACATTTTCTTTATATTTATATGAGTATTATTGTAAGTTTATTACAAATACACATTTAAAATACAAATAGCAGAAATAAAATGGCAGAAAGAATCGTATCACCTGGCGTATTCACAAGAGAAAATGACCTATCCTTCTTAGCTCAAGGAGTAGGGGAGATTGGAGCAGCATTTATAGGACCTTTTAAGCAAGGACCTGCATTCATTCCAACTGTTGTGAGAACACAATCAGAATTCGAAGATATTTTCGGAACACCTGATGGAACTTATTATACTGAATATGCAGTACAAAATTATTTAAGAGAAGCTGGACAAGCAACAATCGTAAGAGTAGCTGGTGTAGATGGTTATACTCAAGCTAAACCTTTGGGTATTTTTGCATCTGGTTCGGCAGGATTGGGTAAAAAACTAATTGGAGTATTATATAACACCAATGGTGGATATCAAGATTATGGCTTTACTAACGCAAGTGTAGTTAGTAATGATGCAGTAGATGGACAATTCTTTGTATCAGCATCTGGCGTATTTACATCAGCATCAATTTTATCAACTGATACAAATGATTTAGCAGATGTATTTGGCGAATCTCCATTTGGAGCTAAAAAAGCTTACGCTTACACATTCTTTGAAAATGCATCAAAACCATATTCTGGGTCTACAACAAGCAATACAGTAATAACTGTAGCAGTTTTGCCTGACCAAGATTATACTGGTGATACAACAACTCCAGCATTTAATGCAGCATCAACTCCAATGGTACAATCTCAATTGATTAGTGGTGAAAGATACGATTTATTCAATTTTGTAACTTTAGGGCATGGTGATGTTTATAATAAAAAATATAAAATTGGAATTTCAAATGTAAAAGCAGCTGGTGAAGATGGTGGTACTGATTACTCAACTTTCACTGTAACTGTTAGAAGTTATTCTGATACTGATAAAAGAAAGAGTGTTGTTGAAACATTCAATAATGTAAACTTAGATTCATCATCTCCTAACTATATAGCTAGAAGAATTGGTGATAGATATATTGATATTAATTCTGATGGTAAAATAACTGAATATGGTGATTATGCAAATCAATCTAAATATATAAGAGTAGAAGTTGCTATACCTGGTTCATTCCCAATATCAGCAGCACCATTTGGACATGGAGCATATACAAACCCAATTGAAGCTACGGATAATGCACAGGCTCTTACAATACCTGCAGTAGTTTTCCAAACAAAATCAACTGGTAACACATCATCATCTCCTTTATATTATTCTGGATTTGATTTTGAAACTGATGGTATTGATATGGATAACAAACAATATCTAAAAGCATTACCTCAAAACGCACAAACTGGTTCAAACACAGCATTTGCATTTGATTCACAATTGAACTATATAATGAGTGGTTCTACATCTTCTGATATGGTTAAGAGACAATTTGTGTTAGCATTTCAGGGTGGATACGATGGTATGAACCCAACTACTAAAATTAATTTAGGACTTGATATCAATGATGCAAATACGCAAGGATTTGATTGTTCAAACGGAACTGCAGGTGGTACATTATCATATTATAGAGCAATTAACGCTGTATCTAATCCTGATGAATGGGATATCAATATGGTTGTAACTCCGGGTATTGTAAGAAGATTACACCCATCTGTTACTTCTAAAACAATTGATATGGTTGAAAGTAGACAAGATTGTTTCTACATAGCTGATTTCAACGCAGCAGCTGATTCAATTACTCAAGCAACTTTTGAATCAAATCAAGTAGATTCAAACTATGTTGGTACTTATTATCCTTGGGTTAAAACAATTGATAACAACACAAATAAATTAACATCAGTTCCACCATCAGTATTGATGCCGGCTGTATTCGCTTCTAACGATAGATTAGCAGCAGAATGGTTCGCACCAGCTGGTTTAAATAGAGGTGGTATCACTGGAGCAGTTAGTGTATTAAATAGATTAACTCATTCTGAAAGAGATACTTTATATGAAAACAAAGTAAACCCAATCGCAGCATTCCCTGGACAAGGTATTGTAGCATTCGGACAAAAGACATTGCAAGATAAGGCATCAGCTTTAGATAGAATCAATGTTAGAAGATTACTTATCGTTGTTAAGAAGTTCATCGCTTCTACATCTCGTTACTTAGTGTTCGAACAAAATACATCTACAACTCGTAATAGATTCTTAAACACTGTGAACCCTTATTTAGAAGCAGTTCAACAAAGACAAGGTTTATACGCATTCAAAGTTGTGATGGATGAAACTAACAACACACCTGATGTAATTGATAGAAACATATTAGCAGGACAAATTTTCTTACAACCGGCAAAGACAGCTGAATTCATAGTAATTGATTTCAACATCTTACCAACTGGAGCAAGTTTTAACGCATAATACGAAAATCAATAAAGTAGATATTTATTAATACAAATAAAAGGAATAAAAAATGGCAGAAATATTAGAGTTTGACAAGATGTTCTATACGAACTTCGAACCGAAAATGAAAAACCGCTACATTATGGAGTGGGATGGTGTACCTGGATATATGGTTAAAGCTGCATCAAGACCAGCAATTCAATTTGAGACAATCACATTGGACCATATCAACGTGAAAAGAAAGTTGCAAGGTAAAGGTGAGTGGCAAGATATTACTGTTACTCTTTATGACCCAATTGTACCATCAGCTGCACAAGCAGTAATGGAGTGGGTTAGATTGGGACATGAATCAATCACTGGTAGACGTGGATACGCAGATTTTTATAAGAAAGATTTGGATTTCTATATGTTAGGACCAGTTGGTGATAAAATTGAGCAATGGAAAATTAAAGGAGCATTTATCCAACAAGCAAACTTTGGTGATGTATCATTTGATTCTAACGAACCTGCAACAATTGAATTAACATTATCTTATGATTACGCTATTTTAGAATACTAATTTAAGAAAAATAATAAAAAAACAGGGGATTTTAAAACAATCCCCTTTTTTATGCTTTCTAATTTTTCAAAAAATATGTATTTATATATACAAACTTAAAACAAAGTAAAGTTATGACAGAAAAAACATATGATTTTCCAACGGAGGTATTAGATTTACCATCAGGAGGAAAGATTTATCCAAAAGAGAGTCCTCTTTCATCTGGACAAATTACTATAAAGTATATGACCGCAAAAGAGGAAGATATACTTGCATCATCAAATTTAATAAGAAAAGGAATAGTATTAGACAAATTATTTGAATCTATTATTGTTGATAATGTCAATCCAAAAGATATTATAATTGGTGATAAAAACGCTATAGTTCTTGCAACTAGATTGTTAGGATATGGACCTGAATATCCAATGAGTTTTTATTCAACTAAAGTAGGAGAACAAGTTGATGTTGTTGTTGATTTATCTAAAGTTCAAACAAAAGAAGTAGATACATCTATTTTTAATAATAAAAATGAATTTGATTTTACATTACCTTCAAATGGTAAGAAAATAACATTCAAGTTACTTACACATGGTGATGAATTGGCACTTCAAAAAGATATAGATGCTTTGGAAAAATTAAACAAAGATGCATCTTTTGAAATTACAACTAGATTGCGTTATATGATTAAAAGCGTAGATGGTAATACTGATATATCTACAATATCTAAATTTGTTAATGGAATGTTAGCAAAAGATAGTAAAGCTTTAAGAAACTATGTAAAATCCATATCACCTGACGTTGATATGACATTCACCCACATCTATGAAGATGGACAAACCGAGGTAGTTCCCATTACGATGGGAGTTGGGTTTTTTTGGCCTTCCGAGAAATCATAGTATAAACATTCACACTCAAATATTTGAGATGGTGAATTACGGAAATGGGTTTACAGTAATGGATTTGTATAAAATGCCAACCCATCTTAGGAATTTCTACTATAATAAATTGGTAGATGCTAAGAAAAAAGAGAACGAAGAAGTAAAAAAAGCAAATACTGCATCTAAAGTTAGGATTAAGAGGTAATTTCCCCTAAATCCTAACTTTTTTGTTTATAAGATATTTATAGATAATAACATAAACAAATACATATATGGCAAAGAAATATAAAATATCAAGAAAAAATCTAAATGAATTTTTCAGCTTTTTTGGTAAAAAGCAAACCCCAGCAGAAATACGCAAAGTTATAGATAATGACCCAATTTTAAAAAAATTAGATAAAGATATTGGGGATATAAATGATAAAGCTGGCGAAAGAATGAAAAAAACATTAGCACCATCAACATTAGCTATATTAAAAAAATATGGTCTTTATTAAAATATAATTACATTTATAAAAAATGGCATCATCTAAAGGTACAATTGACGAAGTAAAATATAAAAATTTTCCTGAAATTATTAAGCAATTACAAATAATAAAAGATTTGGAGGCTGAGATTGCGCAAGAACAACAAAAGAAAAAAACAGCAAGTAAGGATGAAAAGAAGCATATAGATAATATTATAGCAGCTAAGAAAAAATCGTTTAGTGAAGAAAGACGTACGCTTGGGTTTTTAAAAAATGAAAAAAATAAATTACTTGAAATAGATAAACAAACTTTAGATTTTTCCAAAAGTTTTGCACGATATGGTAAAGAAGTAAAAGATAATTTAACAGGAACATCAGCTGGCGCTAAAGCATATTCTTCTCTTAATGTTGAAATTATAAAAGAAAAAATAAGACAAAAAGATTTAACTGGAGAGGAATTGGAAGCTTCTGTTGAAAGAGTAGCAAAATTAACTGAAATATCAGATGCAACTAAAGAACAAGCGGAGGCTGCAGCAAAGGCCAAAGGAGAGGCTATTTTTCAAAATAAATTTGCTTTAAAAAGAAAAGAATTAGAAGAAGATAGATTACTTTATACAAAAGAACAATATAAATTAGCAGAAGATAATATTGATATAGAAGAAAGTTTATATAAAAAAGAAGAAAGATTAACAGAATTAAAAGAAGGACAAAAAGAATTATATGAAGCAGCACCTGATTCATTAAAAAGCGCAATTGGGTTTGCTCAAAAATTAGGTAAAGCTATGCTAACTACCGCAGGCCCTATTGTATTGATAGCTTCATTATTAGCTGCAGGTCTTGAATCATTTTTAGAATTAGATAAAGCATCCGAAGATTATAGTAAGACGTCTGGAATGACTGTTAAACAAACAGAGCATCTTGCACACCAAGCACATGAAATTGAAGTTGCATATAGAGGAGCTGGTGTAGAATTAAAACATATATTTGATGTAAGTAATGATTTAGCAAACGTCTTTGGTGATATGACTCACTTTTCAACTGCAACATACGCAGCATTGGGTGGGATACAAGCTAGAACTGGTGTAACATCAGAAACAGCAGCTAAAGTACAGGGAGTATTTGAGCAAGTAGCAGGATATAGTGGAGAAACCGCAGCAAGTTTACAACAACAAATAGCATCATTAGCTCAGCAAGGTAAAGTATCTCCAAAAGAGGTATTAGAAGATATTGCTGAAAACGCTGAAGCAACTTCTACATTTTTTAAAGGAGATGTTACTGCTCTTAAAAATCAAGTAATACAAGCACATCAGTTAGGTACAACATTAACTAAAGTAGCTGCAACTGCGGAAAAATTATTAGATTTTGAAGCAGGTATTGAAGATGAATTAGTAGCAGCAACATTTGTTGGGGGTCAATTCAATTTATCTACTGCTAGAGGATTGGCATACGCCGGTAAGACTGTAGAAGCACAAGAAGAAATTCTAAATCAATTAAATCAAGGAATTGGATTTAAAAACCAAGATATATTTGCACAAAAAGCATTAGCAAAAGCTGCTGGTATGAGTATTGAAGATATCAATAAGCAATTGATAATGAAAGAAAAACTGCATCATTTAAGTGGGGAAGATAAAAAAAATGCAGAAGCAGCTATTTCATCGGGATTAGATATAACCAATTTGAATGATGAACAACTTAAGCAAAAGACTGATGAGTTTATTAAAGGACAAAAAATAACTGGACAAGTTACTGAAATGGGTAATATGTTTGCAGGTATTGTTGCAACAGTGGGTGGTGCATTAGTACCACTATTTTCCGCAATAGGTCCTATATTAGAAGTAGCTATGATACCTATTCAATTTATGGCATCGCTTATAGGTACAATCGTTAGTAATATGTACATTTTAGTTCCATTAGTAGCTCTATTAGGAATTCATTTTGCAGCAGCTGCAGTTAAAGCTGGAACACTTAGTGTTAAATCATTAAGAACTGCTATTGGTGGGATATGGGAATCTTTTTCAAAAATTCCATTAGGTATAGGTATTCCTTTGGCTATTGCAGCGACAGCTGGGTTGGTTAGTATGTATAATAAAGTTGGTGATGTTAGTTCACCTGCTATGGGCGATGGAAAAACTAGAGTATCTACAAAAGAGGGTGGGTTATTTGAATTATCACCAAATGATGATTTAGTAGCAGCGCCAGGAGCATTAGATGCATTAAATTCACCAAAACAACAAATTGGAGTAACATCCCAATCATCTCAAATAAATTTATCAGCACTATCAGCTCCATTAAATGCTATGATTGGTGAGATAAAAGCATTAAGAGCTGATTTATCATCTGGAAAAATAAAAGCGTATATGACTACATCTGAAGCAACGGCTGGTGTGTCTCACGAGGTTAATAAAACTACAAGAAATAACTTTGTAATAGGACAAGCATAATAATATAAGATGCCAACAATAGAAGAATTATTCAAATCGAAAAAATTAACTAGTGGGAAGACTGCAGAACAACAATATGCTGTCCGTAATAGTAAAGATGCAGAAATAAGAACTGCAGCCGGTGAGTTGGGATTACCATTTAAAGCAGCAACTGCAATTAGAAGAAAATTATCATCAACTGGTACTGAAACTTTAATTGAAGAAGAAACAACTGGATTGAGAATAATAAGTAAATTATCATCACCACTAATATATGGTACTGATATTATTAGATTGACTAGAAAATCAACGGATTTGGTTAATACTATGAAATCAGCAGCAAATGGGTCTGGTGGTAGTGGAATACTTGGTGGTTTATTAGATAAAGCAAAAAGTAAATTAACAGACTTTGCATCAAGTAAATTGGGTATATCTTTTCCGCAAACATTAATACCATCATCACTAATTAAGAATAAGGATTTTAAATCTGGATTAGAACCAAACACAATGGAAACCCTTTCTAAAATAAGAGAAGGTAAAGGTGGATTGGGTGGTTTAGTTGGTAAATTTTTAAAACAAAGTTTATCTGGTAAAACGGCAGATATTGGTACAAATCTTTTAGGAAATGCAGCTCAGATTGGAAAGGATAAACTTAATGGACTTTTGTTTGGTAGTATGAAAGAAGGAAGTGCAAAAGTTGGTACAATATTAATGGGAAAGGATGGTAAGGCATTACAACAAAACGCAAGATTATTACCACAAATATATAGTAGATTAGAAAATACGGAAAATAGATTAGGTGTAGGAATTTACTCATCCAGAAAAAAATTATCTAACGAAATACCACCAGAAGATGCTAATGATTTATCTACTAGACTTTTGGAAATAATGAATAATCCAAAGTATCAAGGTGAGTTTTTCCCAAGTAAAGCAAATAAAATAGCACAAGCATCTAAAACAAAATCATCTTCAGTTGTATATAGTCAAGATGAACCATATACTTTTATTAAAAACTTAGATGGAGATAATACAATAGAAACTAAGAGAAGGGTAAGTAGTAATAAAGATTCTTATAATGAATATACTGCATATGAAGGTCAAAATAAAAATATAGATGGTTCTAGTGATAGTATTGACGGAATTGATTTTGTTGCTTTAAAGTTTTATTCTGTAGCAAAGAATTCAAGTGTAAATTTTAGAGCAACTATAACTGGTTTAACTGAAACATATGCACCAACTTGGGATTCTCAAAAATTTATAGGAAATCCTTTCAACTTTCATACATATACTGGTATTGAGAGAAGTATTCAATTTAATTTTAAAGTGTATTCATTATCAGCAAAAGAACATTTAGCAGCATGGGATAAGTTAAACTTTTTAGCTTCATTGGTATATCCACAATCATACGGAGGAAGTGATGGTATTTATGTTACTCCACCATTTTTAAAATTTACATTAGGTGATATGTTTAAAAGTAAAGAATGTTTTATTGATTCATTGATATATACTATTGATGATAATAATATGTGGGAAATTGGATTAAATGATGCAATGGCAAAGGATTATAAATTACCTACTATTATAGATGTTGGTGTTACATTGAAATTTGTTGAGCAAAAATCAAATACAAGCGAAAATAGACTTTATGGATTTGGAGGAACATCAATAGCTGTACCAACCGCTGCACAAAAGAAAGAAGGAGTTAAAGCAGATGGAGCAGCTAAACCTGCAGAAAAGAAAACTCAATCTGATAAAGCAATTTCATTAGCAGCAAAAGCAGCAGAGAAAGCTAAAGAAAAAGCTAGTAGCGCAAAGGCGGCAGTGGATAAGGTAAAATCAGCAACAGCAAAAGTAGCTGGTGTATATAACGGACCTAATTTTGGTACACCTGCAAAAGGTTAAATAAATAATTATGATAAGTAGACATAGTGAAGATATAATCAAAAAAACTAAAGATGGTAGATTGGTATTTGCACCAAAAATATATCCTGCTATACCTTTATCTGATTATGATATTTGGGTAGCAACTGAAACTGGTGACAGATTAGATACATTGGCATATCAATACTATAATGATTCATCTTATTGGTGGATTATAGCATCAGCAAATAATATACATAATGCAGTATTTGGATTTGAAGAAGGTACTATATTAAGAATACCTCAAAATTACATAGAAATAATATCAAATTTTACTAATAATTAATGTGGCCACGACTTACAAATATAGCAACACCTGTTTACGAAAATCTAAAATCAAGAACTGATTTAGAAAAGACATCAAAATTAAATGCTTGGGTTAGAGTATTTTCGGGAGCAACTAAAGGAGATAATAGAGGATTGATTTTATCATCCAATAATAACTTTGCTTTATTCAAAGCAGCAGGACAAACATCAGCAACAATATATGGTAGTTCGGATTCAACTGGTACTATTGGTAATGATTGGAATGGTAAGGGCGTTGGTGGTGCAAATGATAGAGCATTAAGACCATCACCACTTGTTGTTGGATTAAGTATAAAGGAAGGAAAAGACCAAATATCAAGAGAATGTGAGTTGGAATTAAAATGTTTTTCACTTGCTCAAATGGAAAAATTACAAACATATTTTTTAGAACCAGGATATTCTGTTTGTGTTGAATGGGGATGGAATACTGAAGAAGCTGGTATAAAGATGATAAAATTAAAAGGTAAAGAAGCCGGAATTTTATCTCAAGCAACTGGACAAAATTTGGATTATAATAAATTGCACGATATACGAGTAGCATCAAAAGGTGATTACGATTCTTTTTTAGGATTTATAGTTGGTGGAACTGTTAGTAGTGAAGGTGAGACTTTTAATGTTAGTGTTAAATTAAGAGGGGCACCTGGATTACCTACATATCTACAATCACAAGCAAAAATACAAAAGCAAGATGAGAAGGGAGTTATTACTGATAATAGTAGTCCTACTTTATTTGCTACAAGTGATACTGAAGATACAAAAATACCACCATTAGATAGGAGGTTTAGAGCAATGTTTAATAAATTACCATCACAAAGACAGACTAGTGCTATGGCAAAGGGATTGCAAGAAACTATACCAGTTCCTACGGCAGATGATTTTATAAACTTTGATGAGGCAATAACAAAAAATTTAGGTAATTATATAGACCCGGAGTGGTATTCAAGTGCAAGTGATACAATACAAGTAAAAAGTGGAATTGGTATAAAAAAAGAAAAACTATTTTCTAAAAACAAATATATTAGTTTGGACTTGGCAGTTAAAATTTTAAATTTAAATGGTGCACTACAATCTTATAAAATTGGAAATAAATATGTATCTTTACAAATAGATATATCTACTGCAAAAATTGGAGCATTTCCATATATGTTTTCAACAAAGCCGGAATCATTAGTAATACCGGGTGATATTCCTGATTTTAGTGCATATTTTTTAAATACATCAAATGTATCACAACAAGCCGATGGAGTACTTAGTACAGATGCAAATCCATCATTGCCACCAGTTTCAGTTCCAGCTGGCAGTATTTCATTTGTTCAAAAAATACCACTAACACCTGATATGGATGGGTCTGGTTTAAAAGAAAAAGAAAACTATTGGGGATATTTAAAAAATTTATATGTTAATTTTGATATGTTTATATCAAAAATTACACAATCAAATAAAAATATAAGAGAAATTTTATTAGATATATTAAATGAAATGTCATCTGCTGCACCACTTTGGAATTTTCAAATAATAGAGCAAGTACAACCTAATGAAAAAACAACTGAACAAAAAGTAGAAGCCCCAAAACCAGAACCAAAACCATTTGAAAATGGAGCAGGTCCAATAGTAGGAGCACAAGGACCACCAAGTCCATTTATCGGGGCCGATGCAGGACTTACACAAGCCGTAACAGGAAAACCACCAGAAGATAAAACTCCAAAATCATCAATAATATTAACTGTTATTGATGAAAACTGGATAGGTGAAAATCCAAACAAAGTTCCAAAATCATTTGACCATACTGGCGTTAATTCTCCATTTTTAGAATCATCATTAGATATATCAGTTCCTGCAGAAATGGCAAATCAGATAGTATCAAAAAGATTAGGATATGCAACGCAGCCAGATGCACATCCTATAACACTTGGTGGGTTTTTTGAATCTGGTATGGATTTGTTTATGACTAAAAATGAAAAAGAAAATCCTTCTGAAGAACATGGTGTAGAAAATAAAGATGCAAATACAAAAGATGCAAAACCTCAAACTGAGCGCGAAAAGCTGAACGAAGAAATAAATAGTTTTCTTGAAACTCAAAACTTAGTTCAAGTTCAAAGTGAAGATTATGGAACATATATACGAAACGCAGATGGTACTTACGCATCACAAGAACAAATAGACAAATATAAGGAACTGACCAGTACTACTAAATTTATAGAGGCTGATAAAAAAGATAATGAACTAGCTAATACTAATTTAAATAATAATACAGATAAAATAGATGTAGTTCCAAATGTGAGTTTAACTGACCATGAATTTGGTAAAGATGATGTATCCCCAGCTAATTTTAAAACAAATTTTCAAATTTTTTGTTTAAAAGATACTGCATATTTTGATAGATTAAAGCAAGATGCAATTAATATCAAGGGTGGATTATCTCACCCACTACCTATAAAATATAAATTTAAAACACTGGGAATCAGCGGAATTAGGAGAGGTGATACATTTCATATAAATGGAATTCCAAAAAAATATGCAACGGATGGTATATTTCAAGTAACACAAGTAGACCATAATATTAGTGGTATGATGTGGACAACAGAGGTTACTGGAGATTTTAGAGCACAGCAAACTATTAATAAGGTAAAGGCAAAAGAAGTTAAAAACAATTCCAATCATTAAATATGGCACTTAGTATAACAAGATATAAAAGTTTAATAGATACAAACAAATTTGGATACAAGAGAATACTAACTTATATACCAACACCAACAGAATCTGAATATAAAGTTGGATATATAAAAAGATATTTTATTCAAAAAGCAAATGATACATCATCTACAATTTATGAAGTATCATCTGATAATTTTACAAAATATATAGCATCTCCATTTTATAGTGCAGCATCTATGCATTGGAGACTGAGTGGGACTGTGGATGAAATAAAAGAATCTAATTTTAAATCCACAAAGTTAGTATCAAAGAAATTACCAAATTTAATGATGTATCTTTCTAACTATTTACAATTCGCCAAAGTTTAATTTGGTAGTTTAAGAAATTATTCGTATATTTACATTATATAATGGGGATGCCATGGACTTGATTGCAATGAGAATGGTAGTACCACACGTAGAGAGATGTGCTAGAGCTCTTTAAATCTGCGCAAACAAACAACTGACGAAATGTCAACTATGACCTTTGATTC